GGCGGTAGAGCCCGTGTGGGAACAGCAACCAGGGGTCGGGTCGGTAGAGCCCGTGTGGGAACAGCAACCAGGGGTCGGGTGGGTGCTGACAGAACCCGGCGACTCTGGTTTGCAGCACGGAACGATGATCCCATGGAACGCCGACCCCTACCACTACACCGCCACAGGCAACCTCCGCATCATCGGGACGGAGGGTGAGGGCACGCCGTATGCGCTTGCAACCGGGACAGCGACGCAAGCGGAGCAGGACGAATACAGGGACTACTCCTTCGCCACGAACACTCCCGATGCGATGTTGGCCCAGTCCTTGTCCTCCATGGCCCGTGGTGACCGTCTGGGTATGAACCCGTGGGAGGTCCTAGCCCAGGTCATTGAGATCGCACTCACCGATTTCGGTCAAAGTCGCCTGACCGCTCCGATCACCCCGTCAGATGTGGAGAGGTGGTCTGACCGTATCGCTGCGGAGGGGACCGAATATCTCCAGTTCCAGGAAGCCAGAAGCATCCGATCCGACATCCTCCAGTGGCGGGTCGGGAGAGAAGCAGTAAAGGCCCAGTATGAGGTGACCGAAGAACAGGTCGACGCTCTGATGAGCGGCACAGGGGACATCAAACATTTCAAGAACACCGGGGATGTCATTACCTACGATCCAGGGGACGTAACCAAGGTGTCGACGGTTCTCCCGGACGGGACAGTGGTCCTGCCGCCAGACGACGCAGACCTTGATAACGCCATGGGGTTCATCTTGGAGAACTACCCGTGGGCCGAGGGCCTGGGGTTGATCGACATGATCGTGGAGGCTGTGGAAGCGGGGACTGACCCCATGGTCCTGCTGGCGAAGATCCGCAACACCCCGCAGTGGAAGGCCACCTTCCCGGCGATCAAAGACGAACAGGGCCGGATGAGGTTCAAGAACGAGAACGATTACATCACCCGTGTCCGGGATTACCAGGGGGTTCTGCGGGACGCCGGGATGTTGAACGAGGCCACGGAGAACCCGTTGGACTATGCGGCTCTCATCGAACGAGGCATCGACCACACCGAACTGGCTTCACGAATCAACGAGTACCAGACCCTTTCCGAACACAGCCTGGGGGTCCGGGCGGCGTTCCGGGTGTACGCCAACATGGAAGTTACCAACGACCAGTTGTACCAGGCGATTGTTGACCCGGAAGCGTCAGAAGCGTTGATAGAGGAATACAACCGGAATATCTTGTCGGCGGACTTCTCCTACGAAGACTTCGTGGCCCGGGCTACCGACTTCTCCCTACAGGCCTCCCTGGAAACCATCTCCAAAATGGAAATAGATGGGACGGTCCCTGTTGGGACGGTGGCCAGGATCCGTGGCTTGGACACCGACCAGGCCCAGGCGCTGGTGGAGGCTCTGTATCTAGGGGACTCAGCCGACGGTGAGGCGTTCCTGGACTTGGACGAGATAGTCCAGTCCGTCCAGTACGCCCTCATTGGCGGTGCCGCCGAGGAACAGGGTTTGGTGGCACCTTCGTTGGAGCGTGTCAAGGAGATCAGAAGTGCTGGGATAACGAGAGCGAAGGCTTTGACAGCCTATGGTCAATACGCCAACCAGGGTGACCTGATGAACTCCATGATCTCCAGGACCAACATGACTTCTGACAAGTTCACTCAACAGGACTTTGAGGAAGCACGGTTCCTGGCCAGGCCAGAGGAATCCGACCTGCTGATCAGAGGCGTCCAGGCCGAACAGTCCTTGGCCGCTCCTTCTGGCCAGTTCAGTGTGGCTGGTGGTCGTGGTGGACGGCTGGTACAGCCTGGTCGAAAGGGGCCCGGCGTCCGCTATTGACAGCGCCGTGTCAGTTATACTTAGATATACCAATCCTTCCGGGTACCCCTGGGGTCCGGGAGCGTACGAGACCAGGAGCGACATATGCCATACGACACCGATGAAGATATTTCTGAGATGTCGGGAGGCACCCTCCGACAGAAGTTGGAGGAAACGCTAGAACAGAACAAATCGCTTAGAGGCGAACTTACCGGCCTGAAAGCCCAAGAGGTTATTCAGCAGCACGGTCTGTCGCTTGTGAAGCCCACGGATCTGGATGGCGTCGACATAGGCCAACTTGAGGAGCGGGCCAGGGAGATCCATGAGGATCGTCGTGGTCAGCAAGAGGAGTTGGCCAGGGACCTGCTAGCAAGGCGGGGGTTTGAGGGCGACGAGTTGGATCGCCAGGTTGAGGAGTTCCTTGGCCCGGCACCTGATTCTGGTTCTCATACCGATGCTGAAGCATTTGACAGGGCTCGCCAGGTGGGCGCAATGTCCGGCCAGCCAACTCCGGCTATCAACCCGGAGAAACTGACCGGTGTTCAGGCCATTGAGTGGGCGCTGGAGAATAAGCCCAGCAAGCGCCGTCGTTAGAGGGTCCCATCTAATCACCCACTAACCACAGGAAGGCCAGCGATATGCCAAGCGGCAGCGTGACCCTCCTTGAGGCGGCCAAGTACGGTGACGATCAGTTGAAGCGTGGGGTCGTTGAGACCCTGATCCAGGAATCTCCGATTCTTGAGATGCTTCCGCAGACCGCCATCGCTGGGAACGCTCTCAAGGTGCAGGTCGAAAACAGTCTGCCAACGCCCGCTTTCCGTGATGTGAACGAGGCCTACACCAGGTCATTCGGCACAGACACGGAGCGGTACTTTGGTACGGCTATCCTTGGTGGCGAGGTATTTGTCGATAACTACCTTGTCAGAGTCCGTGGGAACGTAGTCTCTGCGAAAGCCAGGCAGTACGCCAAGTTCGCAAAGGCCATGTCCAGGACTTACGACAAGTATTTCTTCGACGGCACCGGCACCGCCAAGGATTTCAAGGGAATCAACTCCCTTATCACTGAGGGTTTGGGCCAGACGATTGCTGAGGCAACGAATGGCGGACCCCTCACATTGGCGAAGATGGACGAGGCGCACGATCTTTTGCGTAGCCAGTCCAGTGCTGATGTCATCCTGATGAACCGCTTTATCCGGCGCAAGTTGACGGCCCTTGGTCGCAACACAACTGGTTACTTCTCCCTACTTGATATAGGGGATGACCGGTTTGGCCGCCAGATTCTGCAATGGAACGGGATTCCCGTTCGGATCATCGGTGATGATGCAACAGGTTCTGCGATTCTTGCGTTCGATGAAACGCAGGGATCAAGCAGCGTCACTTCAAGCATTTACTACATCGCCTTTGGCGAGGACGAGAACGTGACAGGCCTGTTGGGCCTGGGCGGGTCGTTCGACGTAAATGACTTTGGTGAGACTGAGGCAGCGCCTGGGCACTTGGGTCGGGTTGAGGTTTACCCCGGCCTGGCCATTTACAACCCTCTATCCATTGTGAGGCATACCGGCCTCACGGAAGCATAGGAGGCTGAGACATGGCGCAATCGTCAACCACAGTCGGTCCAGGCACACTTGTCCGGGACGCAACTGGTGGCGTACTCCTCGCAGATACTGCTATTGCGGCGGACGGCAACACCGGTTGGGTTCAGGTCGACAAGCCAGGGCCCGTTGTCATGGAGATTGTATTGGGCGCTATCGGTGCGAACGCTTCGTTCACCGCCGGGGCGATCCGATTTGAGGGTGCGGATACCGCAGCGGGTGCAAACACCGTTGAGTACGGTTCCTGCCCTGCAATCGCTCACGACGACGACAGTTCAACCCTTTACATCCGAATGGATGTCTACAAGCAGTTTATGAAGGCGACGTATGACATCACCACTTCGGGTGGACACACGGCGAACGTGAAACTCACCTTGCGTGAGCCGCACGATCACCAGACCAACACCACATCGGCTGCACCGTAAACCGGCATAGCCAATAACCCGTTTGCGGGGCGGTCACCTATCTGGTGGCCGTCCCGTGACCGGTGTATAGTGAGGATCTATGAGCGCACCTGATGTCATCGACACCAAAGACTGGGGTGTTGTAGCCACCGTTGAGAAGTGGAATGTTGCTTCTGACCGGGCTAAAGGGCTCCCCCCGGACGACAAGATCACTACTGAGGACAACCTTCTTCTGAACGGGGGGATCCAGAATCTGCTGGATCTTCTCTGTGCTATCGGTTCTGTTACCGCTTATGGCACGGGTAGTTATATCGGGGTAGGTACCAGCACTACAGCGGCTGCTGCGGGGCAGACGGGCCTCCAGGCGGGTACTTCCGCCAGGGATTACCAGGCGATGGAGTCCACGTTCCCAGACCGGACTGCCCAGACGATGACTTGGAAGTCGGTGTGGGGCTCTGCGGAGGGCAACTTTGCCTGGGAGGAATGGAGCATCCGTAGTGCTTCTAGCGGTACCGGCGGGGAAGACACCGGCACGGCCTTGAACCGTAAGGTGGCTTCGCTGGGCACGAAGGCGTCAGGGTCGGAGTGGACTC